AACGAAAGTGCCCGCGCTTTTAAACAAAATTCCGTCCGTCCAGTCCACTACTTCGTGGGGGTTTGGGGGCAGCGAGTAGAAAAATGAAAATCATCAAGCGAAACGTCAACGAACTCAGCAACGACCCAGCGAACGCACGCAAACACAACGAGCGAAACATCGAGTCCATCGTTGCAAGCCTTCGCAGATTCGGACAGCAAAAGCCAATCGTTATTGATTCATCCAGTGTGGTTCGTGCTGGTAATGGAACACTTGAAGCAGCACGCCAGCTTGGTTGGGAATCTATCGAATGCGTCGAAACATCGCTTAAAGGTTCGGACGCCATTTCCTACGCTATCGCGGACAATCGCACCGCAGAACTAGCAGAGTGGGATGACGAGGTGCTGGCGGCGCAGCTGAATGGCCTTCTGGCAGATGAACCAGAGTTACTGGAGGTTGCTGGATTCACTGAAGAGGAACTTACAGAGTTACTAAGTCAATCTGATTTCGCACCAGGCACACAAGACGACCAGGGCCAGCTTGACCAGCTAGAACCGAAGATTGTGAAATGTCCAAATTGCAAATTGGAGTTTGATTGTCGTGAGCAAATCTGATTTAAAGATAGATTGGGCGACACATGAAGCTGCAAAGTATGCTTGTGAAAACTGGCACTACAGTAAGTGTATTCCTAAAAGCAAGTTGGTTAAGGTTGGTGCGTGGGAGAATAATAAGTTCATCGGTGTTGTGTTGTTTGGTTACGGGGCCACTTCGGAACTAGGGACGCCATATAGACTTCAAATGAATGAATGCTGCGAACTTGTGAGAATAGCACTGACAAGACACACAGTACCGGTCTCAAGAATAATGCGGTTGGCAATCTCATTTCTTAAAAAAACTAATCCAGGTATTCGCTTAGTTGTCAGTTTTGCAGATAGCACACAGGGCCATCACGGGGGTATATATCAAGCGACAAATTGGTTTTATACTGGTAAGACTGCTAGTTGCGTTTTTTATCGAGACCCTAAAGGCAAACTTTGGCATCCAAGGCGTGCAAGTAAAACGCCAAACCCTCAAAAGCAGTTGGTCACTAAGGAATGGATTGAAGAATTGCAAGGCGGCAAGCACCGTTACCTTATGCCGCTCGATGAAGAAATGCGAAAACAAATCGAACCATTAAGCAAGCCATATCCAAAGCGCGTCCGAAGTGTAGACAGCGACATATCAACCTCCCAGGTTGAAGAGGGCGGTGTAAATCCGACCCGGACGCTTTAATATGGGCATTCGTGATACCCGAATGATGGAACGAGCATTGCGCGAACGCTGGCCAATCAAACCAGAGTTTCGCGAAAAGATTATGAATGCGTTGATTGCTATTCTGGCAGATAAAAACGCATCACCACGAGAGAAGACATCGGCAGCTAGAGCACTCATGCACGCTGATTCCATCAATCTCGAAGCGGAAAAAATAGTGCAGGCTGACCAGCATCACGGAGATAGGCTCGATGCAGAGCGGTTGGATAGAGTCGCTACAGTCGCTCAGCAGCTCGGACTTACACGAGTTGTTGAGGCAATTGCCATCGAGAGATCAGGAAATAATCCTGATGCAACTATCGAGCAGGCAAAAGACGACGCCAGCAATAGCACTCGATGAAAAGACTCGTGACCGTGAACGCAAGGCCAAGCAGCGTGCATCTGGACGAGCGCTAACGATTCCGCCACCGCGCAATGTGGCCAGGCGCATGGAGTGCCTTGCAAATCCTGAATTGCTCCTGACGACATACTTTCCGCAAACCTACTTCGAAGGGTTCACGCAAGACAGACGCGACATGCTGCGTTCTATCTGGCGTGCAGCCCAGTACGGTGGTGACCAAGCGATTGCAGCCCCGCGCGGTGAAGGTAAGACAACCATTGCGATGGATGGCGCGTTCACGTTGATGCTGGCGGGCAAGTCTACGTTTCCTGTCGTCATCTCCAAGAACCAGGATGCAGCATCGGACGAACTCAAAGCCCTGCGCGAACGCATTCTTGCGAGTGAGGATTTTATCGAGGACTTCCCAGAAATTGGCTATCCGCTCGTGGCAATTGGTGCCTCGACAGCCAATGCACGACTTCAAACGGTTGGTGGCAAGTTCATCGGTATGTATTTGGGCGTGAAGCACTTCGCACTACCAAGCATTCCAACGAAGTCACTGGACTGGCCTAGTGGCATCGAGTCGGTGGCATGTGGGCAGGTTATAGGCGCGGTTGGTATCGACGGGCGTATTCGAGGTTTCAAATTTCGTAGCCATCGCCCAACGCTCGCAGTCATCGACGATATCGAGGATAAGTATTCCGCAAACAGTGATGAGTCTATCAAGAAGAATGAGACAACTATCGAAGAGGATATCGGTGGCATGGGTTCCTCTGCGAAACGTATCGCTCGCGTTTATCTTTGCACGACATTAAACCGCAAATGCAACGCATACAGGTACACGGACCCAAAGCAGAAACCATCGTGGAATGGCAGGCGGTATCGGAAGATGCTTAAGCCACCAGAGAGAATGGACCTCGTCGAGAAGTACATCGAGATGCGTCAATTGCGTGGTGACAAAGATCCCGATGCACGCGAGGCGTTCAGGTTTTGGCGTGACAACCAGATTGAGCTAGAACGTGGTGCCGAGGTTAGTAACCTTCGTTCGTTCAATGGCGATTTGCACGCAGACGGTGAACCGCTCGAACTATCTGCAATCCAGGCTTACTACAATCGCGTGGCGGACGTTGGGAAAAAAGCAGTTGCCACCGAAGTGGATAATGACCCACCGGAGGAAAGCGGACCGCAGAACATGGGACTAACGGCAGAGATTGTCGCCAGTCGCGTTAGCGGTTTGGCTCGTCGTCAATTGCCAGCGAACACCAAATACCTCACCGCAGGAATCGACATCGGTAAGCACAATTGCCACTGGACGGTATGTGCCTGGTGGGAAGGTGCTGGCGGTTGCGTCGTCGATTATGGCGTGGTGGAAGTCACAGGCAATGACTCGGTGAGAATGCACGATAAGCAAGCAGACATGGAGGCATCCGAGCCTGCTATTTTCCGAGCCTTGCTAGGCTGGCGTGATTACCTACTCAACACCGAATACATCGACGCCACTGGAGAATCACGCAAAGTCAACCTTGTGTTCTGTGATTCGGGAACGTACACCAACGCAGTCTACGAGTTCTGCCGTCAGGTTCGTGGCATTTTCAGGCCCTCCAAGGGTATCGCAAGCTATAAGGCTCGCAAACAATCCAGCGAACGTGTGATTGCGGCAGCGAACCAGCACGCTCAGTATCTCGAAGCATCGCAAATTTGGCTACAAGAACTCGACACCGATTATTGGAAGCAATGGGTGCACGAGCGATTCCTGACGCCAACCTTCGACGAAAATAACATGCTTAGGCGTGGTTCATTGTCTGTGTATCAACCGGATGGAAACAAACGTCATCTCAGTTACGCGCAGCACATCACAGCGGAAGAACTCGTGAATCAGTTCATTGAAGGCAAAGGAGAAAAGCAGCAATGGGTTCAAAAAAATCCAAACAACCACTGGCTCGACGCGACGTATCTCGCGGCAGCGTGCACGGAAGCACTAGGCCTGTCACTCATCACACCGAGCGAGGTGCTGATTCACGCGAGGCCATCGCAACTGAAACAAGCACAACCGAAGCAGCAGACACCGAGGCCACAGCACGGTTCGAGGTTCAGGCAGAGGCCAGGCGGATGGATACCTCGAAGGAGATAGCGGAAATCATTACTACTAAGCCAAGAGAGTTTGAGGCGCGAGCATGCACTATTTGCGTTGGCATTCGTCCAATGGGAAAGAACTACAGTCGCGTCTATTGCACTCGTGGGCGTGTTCGATACTGCAAGTGCGGGTTTTGTGGTAATACTTGGGCACAGCAAGGATAATTTTTGACTATCGTACTAATGCAATAGTACACTTCGAAAAGATGCAAAGTTGTCGTGTTACTATTTGGACATGGCAACAGCAGCATCCTTACTCGCACTCATCGACGCAGCGATTGAAGCCCTTCTTACGGGAGGTGCGTCGTCGTATTCTATTGGTGCTCGAACCGTCACCAAGCTAGACCTTGGACAATTGCTCGAAGAGCGCCGACAACTACAAATCCAGGTGCAGCGTGAATCTGGCAGTGGTGCCATTAGTCTTGGCAAAATGACGAGGCACCGCAGATGATTTCGAGATTGCTCGATTCGATTGTTTCGGCAGTTTCGCCACTGGCTGGCCTTCGAAGAATGCAGGCCCGAAAGATTCTACGCTCCTACCAAGGTGGTGAACCTTCGCGGGTGGCATCGAGTCGCAATCCAAAAAACCAGCCCGCCGATATGGAACTTCTTGGCCCATTTGGTGCCGATAGACTTCGTGCGTGGGCTCGCGATATGGTTCGAAACAATGCCTATGCGTGGGGTGTTGTCGATACCATCGTCAGCAGCGTGGTGGGTTGTGGCATCAAGGCCCAGTCAACATTCGAGACACCAGAAGGCGAGGACGTTGAAAGCATCAATGACATTCGCGATAAGATATGGTCCGAGTGGTGTGAAGTCTGCGACATCAACGGACTCTATACATTCGAAGAATTGCAGGCAGCGGCGCAACGTGAAATCGTCGAGGCTGGCGAGGTTCTTATCCGAATCGTTCGCACACCCGATAGTGTCTACAATGGCATTTTGCGTCCAGTGCCACTAGCACTCGAAATCATCGAAGCGGACAGGCTTGCAGGCGACAAAGACACCTATGCAGCTCGATTGTCCGTAGAGAACGATAACCGCATCATCCGTGGTGTTGAAGTCGATGAGCTAGGTAAACCGGTGGCGTACTGGATTTACAAAGATCATCCACTCCAGCCCTACGCATTCACACGTTCACCGGAACGAATCCCTGCCAATGAAGTGATTCATCTCTTCAGGCGTGATCGTGTTGGGCAGACTCGCGGTGTTACCTGGTTTGCACCAGCACTCTCGTGGATTCGTGATTTAGGCACTTACGTCGATAACGAACTGCAAGCATCTGCGGTGGCCTCGTGTTTTACGGTGGCTATCAAGAGTCATACGCCAGTCGGTAACCTATTCGACCCTGACGGTGGCACTGGAACCGATGACGCCGGCAATCGTCAGAGGTACGTTGAGCCAGGGATGATAATGGAACTCGCACCAGGCGAGGACATCGTTGGCATCAATCCTGGCAGGCCAAACGCTGGCGCTGAGCCTTGGATTCAATTGATTCTACGTGGGATCGCGGTTGGCACTGGCTTGTCCTATGAGGTCGTTGCACGCGATTACAGTCAAACATCGTACAGTTCAAGTAGAACCAGCCAACTCGAAGACAGAAGGCGTTTTCGATGCTGGCAGCAGTATTTGATTCGTCATTTGTGCCAACCGGTTTGGGACGCATTCAACGACGCTGCGGCGCTTTCTGGCGTTCGTGGTTTCGCAACCTCTGCGGATTTACTCGATGACCGCAGGCGGTTTGCACCGGTTGAATGGCAAACACCCGAGTGGGAATGGGTTGACCCGCAGTCGGAACAAACAGCGTCCGAGATGGCCCTCAATTCCTTTACCGATACCTACCAGAATGTCCTTGGTTCTCGTGGGCGTTCATTCCGCAGCGTGTTCTATCAACGCGCCAAAGAAGAACGGATGAGAAAGAAACTCGGATTATTCACAAATGCAGAAAGGCAGCAACAAATCTCTGCAGCACAGACAGAGCAGGGACAGCAGGCAAGCCAACCAGAGGCAGCCAGGCAAGAAGAACAGCGGCAGACTGGCAGTGGAGAAATGATGGGCCTTTCCACCTTGCAGTTTAACCGTAACAGAAAAGCCATCGCGAAGACGCTCGAAGACTTAGCCAGCAAGACGATTTCTCAAACGCAAGCCAGGGTGTTTTTGTCGTCTATTGGGATGAGCTCAGAAAACGTCGAGGCGTTGATCACTGATGCACTCGATGGAAGCGTTGACACCAAACTGCCAGAGGGAAGCAATGCCATATAGCATCGCAGAATCCAAGCAGTGCGATACATCGAAACCTTGGGCTGTCATCAAGGATAGCAACGGTGAGGTGATGGGTTGCCATGCCACTGAACTAGACGCAACCAAGCAACTGGCGGCGCTCTACATCAACGAAGGTATCGAGCGTGCAAAGTACGATGACATCGATTTCACACCACCAAAGGGCGTTCGAGAAGAAGCACAAAAAGGACTCGATTGGCGTAAGGAATACAAGCGCGGAGGAACCGCAGTTGGTGTTGCAAGGGCACGAGACTTAAGCAACGCAGTTTCGGTAAGCCCTGAAACCATCAAACGCATGGTGAGTTATTTTGCACGCCATGAAGTCGATAAACAGGGCGAAGGATGGAGCCCGGGCGAGGACGGATTCCCGAGTAACGGACGCATCGCATGGGCCTTATGGGGTGGTGATGCAGGGCAAGCATGGGCAGGAAAGGTGTTGAAGTCTATGAACGCACGAGATGAAGTAAACCGCATCGCAACCATGCCTCGCATCCAGCGTATGTTTGAGGCACCGAAAGACGGTAAGGCTGTGATTGCCACCGAGACGCCTGTTGAGATTTACGACCCTGTCCGTGGGCACATGATGCAAGTTCTGCTTATGGATGGGGTGAAGTTTCGCAGGAACCGAAGACAGCTACCGATTGTTGATTCACACGATGATGCAACGGTTCGAAACGTCTTTGGCTCGATTCGAAACATCGTCATCGAGGATGGGCAACTCGTTGGAGTGCCAGAGTTCGCAAGCGATGAAGAATCGCAGGTGGTGGCTACTCGATATAGCGAAGGCCATCTTAACGACTTTTCGATTGATGCTGTGATTCTTGAAAGACAATACATACCCGAAGGCAAATCATACACGACGAAACGTGGCGTCGTGATTGACGGCCCAGCAGAAATTGTGACTGCTTGGGAACCGCATAACGCAAGTATCTGTGCCACCGGTGCAGATCCTAATTCCACGGTAAGACGGTCGATAGACCAAACAGCTCAAAGGAGAGCACAAATGGACGAAGCCTTAATGGCGCAGTTAAAAATGCTTGGTCTACCGGAAGGTGTGACCGACCCTGCCGAAATCATCAAGTTCTTGGCAGACAAAATGCCAGAACCTGAGATTGAAGTGGAAATGGCTGAACACGACAAGCCAGAAGAAGTAGCCCGCGAAATGATGGGTGAAGACAAGGTTGAAAAGATGGATGTCGAAAAGGAAGTCGCACGACGCTTGAAGGCTGACCAGGTTCGACGCAAAACCATCTATTCCGATGTCAAAATTGCTAAACTCGAACGGTCTTTTGCAGAGCAATTGATTGACGAGGGTGTTTCGGTTGAAGTCTCTCGCCAAAGGATTATCCAGAAGATGGCAACACAGGAGCCAGTTGGAACGAGCGTTCGTTTCCACGAAAGTGCTGAAGACAAGTTCGCATCTGCTATCGGTGCTGGTTTGGTTCAACGAGCCTTCCGCGCAGCAGGTGTTCGACGCCAAGCACAAAACGTACCAGGTGCTGACGAGTTTGCACGCATGGACTTGCGACGTATGGCGACTATGTGCGTTGAGCGCATGGGCGTCAAGACTGACAAGCTATCGATGCCAGAAATCGCACGCATCGCAATGGGTGCTCGTGGCGTTCAATCGCAGTATCGCATTCAGCGTGATGCGTATCACACCACTGGCAGTTTCCCCAACTTGCTACTCGATGCAGCCAACAAAACCTTGCTGGCAGCCTACGAGGAAGCAACCTACACCTGGTCCATCTGGGCTCGACAGGCAGCAAGCGTCGAAGACTTCAAACCAATCAACCGCATTCGATTGGGTGAGTCTCCTGATTTGGAAGCCATTCCAGAGGCCCAAAAGTATCCTGAAGGTGCAATGACCGATAGCAAGACAAGCTATCAGGTTCAGAAGTACGGTAAGCAATTCTCGGTATCGTGGGAAACCGTCATCAACGATGACCTCGATGCCTTGTCTCGCATTCCTGCTATGCACGGCAACGCAGCTCGTCGCCTTCAGAACAAGAAGGTTTACGAGGTGCTGACAAGCAACCCAACGATGAGTGACGGTTTTGCGTTGTTCTCCGCATCGCACACCTCTGGCTCGAACGTCTCGGGTGGTGCTGGTGCTCCAGCGGTTGGAACGCTTAATACTGGCTTCCAGCAGATGATGCTTCAGAAGGGCCTGAGTGGTGACACCATTCTTGGCCTGACTCCAGCGTTCTTGATTGTGCCTCCTGGTTACTCTGCAACCGCATTGGAACTAGTGAACTCGCAGTCTTACAACGCATCTGGCAACAACGAAGGTGTTATCAACATCTACGGTGTGAATGGCGTTCGTCCGTTGCAGGTTGTTGTTGAACCAGTATTGCATGCTGCAAGCACCACCAACTGGTATCTCGCAGCGAACACAAACCAAATCGACACGGTTGAACTCGCGTTCTTGGCAGGTGAGGAATCGCCAGTCTTGACCAGCGAACAAGACTTCGACACCGACTGCTACAAGTACAACGTCCGACAGACGTTCGGTGTGGCAGCAATTGATTGGCGTGGGTTGTTCCGCAACTCTGCGTGATCTTGATGATTGATTGACAGAACTAGCCTGTCATCCGATGGGCTAGTTTTCAACTCTAACCAAAAAAGCAAACAATAAGCGAGACTAATAAAATGGCAGGTATGTTAGATTTTGAAATCTACTCCGACGACTTCAACGGGACGGTGGCAACTTTTCCATCGTCCGCAGACCCAGCGACTCCTTGGCTTGTCGATGACACAAGTTCTTCGGGAACGCCAACCTACACTCGTGGAACCAGCGAAGCAACGCTAACGCTGGCAGCCACCGGTGAAGTTGAAAACGTCTGCTTGCACTTTGGCGATGCCTTAGACTTCGATATCGACGACATTCAGCGCGTAACGATGCGAGTCAAAATCGGTGCTGCAACGTTTACCAGCGGTTCTATCCTATGCTTTGGCGTTGGTTCTGCACGCAATGACACCGCAGACAGTGTGGCAGCAAATGCTTGGTTCCGCATGGAAGGTGCCAACAGCACAACCTTGATTTATGCAGAAACTGACGACGGAACGCGAGACGTTGACGACATTTCAACAGGTGTGGCACTAGGCACAACCTACAAAGATTTTGTCATCGACTTCACTGGTGGTAAGTCCGATGTGAAGTTCTACATCGATGGTGCTCGCGTTTGTGCCTCGCAAACCTTTGATATGTCGGCCTATAGCTCTGGCTTGCAACCGATTATCCAGTTGCAGAAGGCAAGCAATACCAACGTGGACAGCGTCGTAGTTGATTTCATCGAAGTTGTTTGCAAGCGAGGTTAATCCTCACAATGTCACTCCGCGACATGATTGAAAACGATGCGTCTTTGTTTGTGTCCACCAGCGAGTTCGGTGAATCGGTGATTTATCGGACTCGAAGTGGCACCGCACGAACAATCAATGCAACCGTTTTCAGACAGCAACCGGAGTTAATAAGTGACGACGAGAACCGCACGGTGCCTGTCTTTGAAGTGCACGTTATCAACAGCGCGACAACAGGCATTGCAACGGAAGAAATCAACCTCGGTGGTGACACTTTAGATATCGCGGATCGTGTTGGTAAAACGGCACGTCCGCGCTCTATCATCCAAATCATTGAACAAGATGAAGGGATGGTTGTTATTCGATGCCAGTAAGTGAACCTGATATCGTCGAAATCCTCGAAACGATGGAGGAACGACTTAGCGACTTGCTCGCGGAGGAAATCGTTTTACCATCGCGCGAAAACTACGACGATGGAGAGGTTGCGGTTCCAGAGACACCGAAAGATAAGCAAATTGTCATCACGATTGGCGATTGCACCCGAGTAGACGATTTAGATTTGCCCGGTAATCCTCCAAGGGAATGCTGGGAGGTTGACTACAAGATTCGATTGCGACTTATGCCAAGCGAGACAGACCCCGAGCCAATCGACAAAAAGTTGATTCGGTTTGTGCGTGATGTTCGTAGGGCAATGACAGGTGGTGCGACGTATGACGCAGAGTGGCACACATTCAACGGACAAGCCATCGATGCGATGTGGGGAACGACGATGCAGCGGTTGATAAATGACGGAACAAGCCAAAGCGATGGTTACGTTTTATCAATGCTGGTTCGAATCCGTGTCACGCCTGGTGCTTTATGATTTCGGTGAAGGTTGAACGCAAAATTGCAGAACTGCAAAAAGCACTAGGCGACACTGGCCCAAAGAAGTTACGCCAGCAAGTGGCGATTGCACTAAACCAAACCGCGAAGAGAACGGAAAGCCTGCTTGCGAAGGAAATTGTCAAAGAGCTTGTGGTGGCTCAGAAGGAAGTCAAGAAAGACATCGTCAGGCACACCAAGGCAACAAATGAAAGCCTGGTTGCAGAGGTAAAGCAAAAAGAGACATCGAGAATATCACTGAAGCGATTCGGTGCACGCCAGAACAAAAAAGGGGTTCGATACCGCATCAGCAAAAAGTCAGGTGGAAAGCAAATCAACAGTGCGTTTATCGCTCCAACGCTTGGCAGTCACGCATACAAAAGAACAAGCAAATCACGAAAACCAATCATCAAACTGTATGGCCCATCACCTTGGGGCGTGACTGTTAAAAACAACCTCGATGTTTTAATTGCACAGCGCGACATCGAACCGGAACTGATTAAGCAAATCGACAGGCGAATCAAAGCCATTAACTTCAAGAAAAGCCAGGGCCAATAACATGCCACTACTTAAACGCATCCGAACGCTCGCTGCAAAAGTCGAGGCAACGCCAGGAACCGCAGAATCGTTGACTGCATCCGAAGGCGTGTTTAATGCCTACGATGTGATGATTCAACCCTCCATTGCGATGACGGACCGCGAAGGTAGTGGATCATTCAACTACCTAACCAGTATTACCGAAGGACAGACAGCAACGGTTACGTTTCGCACTGATATTCCTTGGGACGGAACCGCCAGCGAACCAACAGTGTTTTCGGTGCTAATGCCAGCGTGCGGTTGGACAGAAACAACCAACGTCTGGAAACCTCTCAGTGAAGCACCAGGAACGAACGTCAAGACTTTGACTCTGGGTGTTTACGTCGATGGACTGCTAAAAACCATCAAGGGCGCGGTAGGCACCTGGGTGATGACACTACCCACCGGACGATTCGTAACCATCGAGTGGACATTCACGGGCGTCTATGTCGAGCCTACAGCGGTGGCAATCATCACACCAACGTACCCAACCACCAACCCGCTCAAGTTCACCTCAGCGGCAGCGTGCACGTTCAATTCGGTGGCAATGGCTGTCGAGCAGATAACTATCGACGCCGGAAACGAAATTACGATGCTGGAAGACCCAACGCAGGCTAGCGGATTTTCTTATGGTGTTATCACCAATCGTCGTCCAACGATAAACGCAAACCCAGAGTCGGTGCTAGTCGCAAGTCAGAACCGCCACAATATCTGGACAACCTTTACACCTTACGCCATACAAATTACGCTAGATGGGCCAACGACATCAACGCTTGGCATCACAGCACCAAAGGCACAAATTATCAACATTCAAGAGGCAGACCGAAATCGAATCGTCACCGATGAAATCGAGTTTCTTTGCACGAAGAATGGTGCAACTCAGAACGAGGAGTTGTATTTCACATTCACACCAGCATAGTGAGGCGTTATGGGTTTTCTGCGTCCAGGTGAAGAGTACGTCATCGAGTCATCTATCGGGGATCTTACTTGCAAGTCATTGAGTTTTCAGCAGCAGCGAGAACTAATAAAAATCGTCAAGGCACTGCAAAACAACTCAGACCCAGAAGAGGCGATGAATCTCGTTGAGCGAATCATTGAAAAAGCGGTTGTGCGTTGGACGCTGGACGAGGCGTTTTCAGTGGCAAGTCTGCTTGAAAAGATTAGTTTCCCTGAAGCGATGGCAGTCTCGAAGCAAATCACAGAAGGCGGAAAACTCTCGGAGACAGAGAGAAAAAAGTAAGAATCGCGGCGCTGCTTTCCCGTGGTGAGTTGTGCCGTGGTTGTGGGAAGACGTGCTTTGATAAGCCAAGCGAATCCAATGTTTTGGAAATCGGAGGCATCGAGGATATCGACGAGACTTGGCAACTTAGCGAATGTCCTCGCAAGTTTGTCAGTGGAATTGTGGACGAAATCAACATAGCGCAAATGGCTGACGAGCATCTACCGTGCAGCGGTGGTGTGCTAGACCAGTCAGCGTGGTGGGTTGAGTGCTGGATGGCATTTAAGAGCGATTGCAGTCAGATTGACCAGGATAGATTAGACAGGGAGCGGAGACGATATGGCTGACGTAAACATCGTAATCGCGGCCCAGGATATGGCGTCTAGCGTGATGAAAGGTGTTGCATCACAAACCAAGGTGATGAGTGCCAGCGTGCAGTCGATGAGCACGAGCGTAGTCTCCAGCACTCGTGCCATGTCCGCAGGTTTTGTTTCGCTGACAGCATCAATCGCACCGCTCGCGGCAGCTCTGATAAGCGTGCAAGCGATGGTTGCCATTTTCCAGTTTGCTCGCGATTCTGTTTTGGCGTTCGTCGAAGCAGGTTCCCCAGCAGGGAAGGAACTCGGTGCGTCTCTGCAATTGGCATCCGAGGCAGTCAAGACGCTTATGGTGGCTGTCGGTGGATTACTGGCACCGATGGTAAAGCTAGTCGCACAGGGTGTTGTCGTGTTCTCGAATACCGCAGCACAGGTGATGCAGCCCGCAATAGAGGGTGTGACTACTGCGTTTGCGAACATGCAACCAATCATCCAGGGTGCAATGGAGTTCATCATAGGTGCGTTGACAGCCTTCGAGGTGGCGTTCGGTAATCTTGGTAAGGTTGCCAGCCTAACATGGCTATCGTTCAAGTTAGGCTTTGCTCAGATGATTGAAGGTACCAAGCACACCTTCACCGAGGTGCTTCCATCCTACTTCAAGTGGTTCGCAGATAATGCTTACAACCTCATCCGAGATGCTGCGGTTGGCATGGTGACAATCATTACTAATCTCGGGAAGAATCTCGGAGAGTTCGGTGCTGCGGTTTATACGTGGATTTCGGGAGGTATGCAGGGTGGTGTCGACGGCCTGATGAAGCAATTGGGCGAGACGATGATGGTAAGCTTAACGGATGGATTCGAGGCCCAAACGCAGGCGCTCCCTGAAATCGCAGCTAGGCAAATCACGGATTACGAAAAGCAATTGATGGGCCAAATGGGTGAAGTTGGCGGCGCACTGGCTGACGAGTTCAATACCAAGTTTAATTCGCGTGTGGCTGGCTTAAACCAAATGCTGACGTTGCCAGAAGGCCAAGCAGCAGAAGAACCGGTAAAGAAGCTAACTAGCGGACTCGCAGAGGTTGCGGATTCCCAAGCGACAATTGCACAACAACTATCCGCCAGCGAATCGAGGCTACTTACTCGTGGACCGTCCGAAGGGCCAATGCAATCCGTGGCGCAGGCATCGCAAAAGACAGCAATGGCAGCAGAGAAAACGCAGCAATCTAGTGACAGAATGGTTGAACTCTTGGAACAGCTATTGGCTCGAAACTTCATCGTGGCGGAGGCTGTCTAATGCCAGTCAGTAGCGTTACTCGGATGTGGTCAAGGTTTGGTTCGACACTAGCGCGAGCGGACAAGAAGCTATCGAGAACGATTCGGGATGCTTACCAGATTGTGCACGACCCTGATGATTCAAGGTTTGATATCGAACAAGCCAATGGAGTCCCACAAATTGGTTCTCTTTATCCTGGCTCACTATACGTGTTTTGTGATTCGGTAGAGTTGTCGCGTGTCTCTCCGATTATGACGATTGCCAGCATCACATACAAAGGCGAAATAGGCCCGAACGGTGAGGAAGATTCGCCACTCAATGCTCCTCCTGAAATCTCGTGGAGCGACACAGAAACGGACGAGCCAACCGACGAGGACATAAACGGCAAGCCAATTGTAAATGTCAACGGTGAGCCCATTGACGGTGTCACGATGAAAATTGCCGACAACATCGTAACTATTAAACGCAACTTTCTGACGTTCAATCCCTATGTCACTGGCCTTTATCGTCACAGTGTTTCGAGTGATACATTCTTGGGTTATCCAGCAGGAACTGCAAGGCTGATTCGCTATAGCGCGAAAAACTCGTTTTACAACGACAACCAATCCTACTGGGAAGTCACTGGCTCGATTCAATTTCGTTTAGGAATTCGAACGACAGACGAGAAGGCATGGTACAAGCGAGTGAGGAATGAAGGGTACTACGAGAAAATCGTTGACCCTTTTTCGTCGTCCGAAATCATCGTGCAGGCTACCGACGCTAATGGAAAGCCAGTCACCAGACCAGTGCTGCTTAAAGAAGACGGAACTCGCGAGACGAATCCTGATAATGCGCACTGGCTCGAATTCCAGGTTTACCGAAGTTTACCCTACAACGCATTAGGATTGATTTAGATGGCCAACATCTCACAGACCGCAGCAAACGTCAAAGCAGGTTCCTCGACAACGAGAGTTCAGCTCGTTCAAGGTGGAGAGGCAATTACACAAGGACAGCCTGTTTACCTTGCCTCGGATGGAAAATACTACCAGACCGATGCGAACGACACCGCAGTAAAGGCACAAGCGAAAGGAATTGCACTATCTCCGTGCGGAATTGATGGATACTTTTTGATGGCAGTCGATGGACTCGTTGACCTTGGAGGCACATTGGCTGTAGGCCAAATTTATTGCGTCAGTGCCACGAAGGGCGCCGTTGCGCCTTATGGCGATTTGACGACAAACGATTACGTGACCATCTTGGGAATTGCAACGACGACAGCACTGATGGATATTAACCTAGTTGTAAGCGGAGTTCAGAAACCGTAATGACAAGAGTAGGTGTATTTGCATCACCAGACGAGGCACGAATCTACAAGCAGATTGTAGAGCAGTTGCGTTCGAGCGGGTTTCTCTTGCAGGGTGGTCAGCAACGTCCGCCAGTGTTCGAGGCACCGCAAGAATACGTTGTTTACAATTCCAGCGGTGAGATTGTGCCACCGTTCGCGGTGATGCAGTGCATTAGCTCGCAAAAGGATGTCATCGAGATTCAAAAGCCAACTGACAGATACGGTGTGAATGGGCCATATCTCCTCAACGGTGGCAAAGAGATCCCGATTGATTCGAGAGGTGTTGGCAGGAATGCAGGGCCAATCGTCGTTCATACCGATGCGTCAGCAACGACAGCACTCCAAAGGATGAGTGCGGAAGAGGATGAGTGGTATGCCATCCAAAACCCAGCAGGGTGTTTTCTCTATCTTGGAGACAGCGAACTTCGCGAGAGTGGCGATTGCGTTTTCGCGATTGTCGATAAGTATCCAAGTGTGATTCATGCGCGAGCTGGTGCGTCTGGTATTGCTGGAGCGACTGGAACCAATCCTCGCATTATGTCGTCAGCAACTTGTACGCTATATGAAGACGATGGCACTGGTTCATTGTCACTAACATCTATCGAGGCTGATGTTTTCAACGTGATGACAACCGCAGTCTCTGCCAACGCATTCTTGCTTGTGTCTCGAAACGACCGTGGAAATCTAGTCGCAGTATCTGAGGATTGCACCTAATGAAACATAGTCCAGGGTGTTTATGCTGCGGTGATGATTGCACCGATAATTGTTACTTTCCATGCACAGGTGGGGCAGACAGCACCGATTGCCTTATCTGTGGTATCGACATCCAGTTACCAACGCCAGATACAGTAGACTATGACGATGCTGGATTGCTCGATGAGGGTTGCGGCAGTTCTGCGCCATGCTGGGCATGTTATGAGGCATTCGATAGAAGGTTTACGTTTTTTTACTATTTTCGAGATCCTGATGTCTCTCCGAATCCAGGCGACACTTGTAATGATTGGGAGTTCAGCTGGTTCTCGACATTTTCACAGTACAATCTTTTTTATGATGACGGTGGCGGTGTAGTAAAAACGATTTATGCAGACGCATGTTGGGTATCAAATAACTACAACTGTCCCTACGAAAATGATTTAGATTGGCATCAGTGCCCACCAGCAGGAACGTTGCTTTCTACCTCGTGGGTAAACAAAGGCAACCGAGTAGGGGTTACTTTGTCAGGCAACGAGTGGGACGGTTCGTGCGGGAAACTCACGCTAACGGTTCGGTACGCTGCGGTTGAATATAGCCTATCTGCTGGCGTCATCATTGAAGGTGACCCAATGGTCTGCCAAGACCCTAAATGGACAGAGTTTGTGCATACCTTTGAACTCGAATACTGCACATGCACTGAGCTGTTTGGAACATTTACTTACGTCTCAACAAGCACAACCGATAGCTGCGCAGGTGGCGTCGATGACCCATGCAATTTTTCTGGTGCAACGATATCACTTGTTAAAAGGCCAGAAGCATCAGCATATTGCTATGTTTGCGATTGCCTCAACTGCACAACCAATCGAACAGACCAAATGTCACTTTCCATCTCTGGCCCTGTTGTCAACGGAACATTTATCCTTTCAGGATTCTTTAATTCACTCGCTTGCCAATACCTAACAGAGGGTCCTTTTGAAGGCTGTGACGACATTAAAAATATCGAGGTTAGAATATATTGCCTTGCATGTGATTTGTTTGTCGCCAGTATTTCAGTGATACATCAAAACAACTATGCTGCTTGGTACGGATTGACAGAAGTGTTCGGTTGTGGGGATTCACCGACGTTTTCGCAACATCCACTATTTTCAGGAACGCCACCCTGTGACATCGCCAGCCACAC